GTATCAGTTCGTTCATTAGAACCTCCCTGCCTTAACGCCGATGTAGTAGAAAACCCCGCCCAGCACCGCGATTAAGATCACGAAGATGACTATGCCAAGCGTCCACTCTATAATCGCTTGCTGCAGCTGTTGTTTGTGGTGTTCGTTTTTACGCTTTTGCTCGCGCATCTGACGCAGTGTGTCTTTATATTCCTGCAACCCAGACGGCCCGTACACAAAGCGTATCGTGTTCTCTAACTCTTTCTTTAGCGCCTCGGCCTTACGCTTCGCAGAAAACGCTTCCGCCGCTTCACGCTCCATTGAGCCGCTAAAAGATTTGTACCACGGTGGGTTTTTCGCCCTGCGCTCAGCTTCATTGAGATCGGCCCAAGCACCTGCAAACTTTGTCAACGCTTGGCTGGTGTCCCTGCCCGCCGACGCAAGCTGACGAAGCTGTGACACAGCCGTGCTGGCCACTGACAATGCCGTCAATGGATCAATCATGTTTCAGCTCCGTTGGACAAATGAATGAAGGGTCTACGCGATACACAACTGCGCGCTCGGAGCGTCCGCATTTGTAGTGACATGACTTATAGAACCAAGTGCCTTCGCCTTGTATGAACTGCTGACCAAACCCGACCAGCCACAGCAAACAAACCAGTGCCAGAAACCTTTTCTTGACTTGTTAGAGGATATGCGTAAAAAGCGTGTATCCCTTATTCGGGAAAGACGGCTCTTGTGGTTTTTGGGAGGAGACCATGATCGAGCCGTTTTTTTATTCCAGACATGCAATCAGCGCATAACGGGTATGCAATATAGTGCCTAGCTAAAATGCTGCAGTGCAGCTAAGTTAAAGTCATGCGCAACACGAACCTCCCTTATCATTGTGTTGCCAGCGTAGAAAACACGCCTCCCTGTGTTGGCACTACGCATCAAGAAAGCCTCCGACGACGCGGGGGTTTTTTTGTTTTTAAGCACCTGTTTTTGATTTTTTGACTGAATTTTGCTAAAAGGCGGATAGTTTGGAGTTCACAATGCTCAAAGCCTTAACAATTTTAGGTGTCTGCACTACGCTTGTTTTTGGGGTGTTAACTATCTTTTCTGATAGCGATAGCTTCGCAAACAATGTGATTGCAACGATCCTCTTTGGAGCGTTCACCGCAGTCTTAGTGACCACCAAAATGATGTCATCAAATAAAGAAAACGTTGACTTAAGCAACCAGCCTTGGCCCAACGACGTCGGTGGCGGAAGCGGGTTTTAACGCTCAGCAAAGTGCTCCACATAACGTTAAATTGCATTTGCATCGTTTACTTCGATGACGTTACCAAGGTTGTTGCTAAAGTCGATCCGAGCCATGGACTGGAGTAGTCTGAGTGTCATGATATGCTCCTATCAGGAAACATTGCTTGAGGTTTAAAATGCTAGAAATGCGACCTGAATGCTTAGTCTGCCATAGTGAGCTGTCGCATTTATCGGATGCAAAAATTTGCTCGTATGAGTGTACCTACTGCCCAGACTGCGCAGCCGACCTAAACAACATTTGCCGCAACTGTAGTGGCGATCTCGTTGATCGCCCTAAACGCAAACCAAAGTAAGCTAAAAGTAAATGCCTATTTATCTGGGTGACACGTGGTGTGGTTTTGTTTGCTTTCCCGCACCGTCACGAGTGTTCGTAAAACCGCTATATAACCGTTAAACTTTTTAAGAAAAAACACAGCCGTACTATCGTCCGAAAGATAAACACGCTTGGCTTCAGTAGTATTATTCTCCAACTTGTCGTCTGGGTTTATCATGGTAGCCTTTTGAGACAGCTTGCCATTTGTCCATTCCAGTTCCAATCCCGATAGTGTTATCGAAACATCACCTTTTAAACGCAAGCCAGCATTGGTCCATGGCTCACATTTATACGTCAATGTATCGGCTGCAGCAGAATTAATTTGCAAGAAAACCAGCGCAAAAAAATAAATCATAACTCGCATTGTTTCGGCACCTTTTACATTGTTGGTGTAGAACACTTAGCAAATTTATCTTAACAGGCCAAATTTCATAACATTAAGTTGCCCCTACGTTAGCATTGATTAGCAGTGTAAATTGTATCACAGTGAGACTGCGGACGTCCCTGTCCCAAACATATCGGCGGGTGCTGCACTAATGTCTAGAAGCGCAGGACCCGTTTTTTTATGCTTGAACTAGGTGCTTAACAGCCGCTGTGTCAGACAAGCAGCCATCCAAGCGAATGTATCCTAGAATACCGAAGTCAGGCGCGAAGCGTTCACGTGCAACATAAATGCTTGGCTGGCCAACCTTGCGGACATAAAAACGAGACATGTCACCGAACAAGATTGTTTTCTTGCCAGTCGCAATGCTGTCCATGTCTTGGTTCACAACAACTGGATAGCCCAGAATGTTTTGTGGTGTTCCAATTTGGAAGTCGCCCATTTGCCATAAGTAGTTACCGTTGCCATCTTTCAACTTACGGATCGCCTTCAGTGTGCTGTCGTTCATCATGATCGCAGCATTTGGCGATTGACGATACGCAGGATCAACTGAATGCACCAAGTCGATGATTTCATCAGCAGTCACAGCCGTTGCAGAGGCAGCAGTTACGCCAGCCGCTGAATTTGTGACGATACCTTCAACATCAGATGAACCTGAACCTGTGGTCAGCTTCGCATTTGCGATGCGTCCCATGCGCTCACCAAGCAAGCGACCCAGTAGGCTTTCCATGTTAAACACGCTGTCTGCATTCAGTTCCGCTGACCAGCGCACCCACTCAGTGTTGAATGCGTAGGCGTTCAGCGTTTTCTGACCGAACGTTGCGTCTTTGCCGCCATCGTCAGTTGGCTGTGTGCCTTCAGTATGCGCCTCTGCAGTCACTGCAGTGTCGTCAAGCGTTGGAATATTGAACGGGTTGCCCGCTGCTGTTTCGATGCTTGTAAACACAGGCGACGAATACATAGGGCCAAACGCCTTCATGCTTTCAACGATGAACGTCGCTAGCTCAGTCGGTACGGTATAACCACCAGCAGAGTTCGTTGAGCCAACTTGGACGCGATATTCTTTCAGAACATTGCGGACCTCTGGCTCAACATAAGCGTCACCGCCGTTTGCAATCATTTCAGCAAATGCAGCACGGTAATCCATAGTCAGGCCATTATCGACTGCTGGTGCAGTGCGACCTTCGGCTTCTGGGATTTGTGTGGTGTCAGTTGCTTCTAGCTTTTTAAACGCTTTCGCAACGCGATCTTCGCGTTCTACGCGTGCCGCCAGCTTGTCGTGGTCTGCCATCATGGCATCGAACTCACGCTCAATCTCTGCTGCGCGCTCTTCTGGCGTTTCGTCAGTTACTTCGGCTAATTTGTTGCGTGCTTCGGTGGCAATAGCAGCCATCTCTTCACGCAAGTTTTTCATCTCGTTCATGAGACTTCTCCTTTGCGATTTAGGGATTGGCGAGCCTTCATTCGCAACCGTCTGGCTGCTTGGCTCTTCTTTTGCCGTGCGCGATGCCGCTCCAAGCTACGAAGTCCAATTTCAGTGCCTTCATAAGCAGGGGTCGTCACGATGCTCACATCATGCAGCTCAGCCTCTTCAATAGTACGACGGGGCATTTCATCCTCGTCGTCCCATTTCTGGCGGGTCGGCACAAATGCGAACGACATTTTGTCCAGATCGCCCCGTTTCATTTTAGGGACAATGGCTCGGACATCTGGATCGGTCGGATCAAGCAAAGCACGGATATGCAGACCATGATCATCTTCCGAAAGTTCAAGGGTTCCGCTTCTGCTGCGTGCAAGCGGTAGCCCATCATGATTTACAAGAAACACAACATCGTCGCGGCCAATGGCATCTCTAAATGCGCCAGGTGCGATTTGCTCCCGCCATCTTCCGCCAATTACAGTTTCTTGATTGAAGACAGCCGCGTAACCTTCGACGCTGACCGTCACGTCATCGACGGCCCGCACCTCGAAAGATGCAGCCGCCCGATTTTCACGGTTGTCCATGTGAAATTCCTTTTTTCTTGATTTGTCACCCGTATCGGGTACGGTTCACTCCAAGTCGGCCAAGTTCGACAGGGAGTTGGGGAGAAGTGTTAGCTACGGCTGGCACTTCTTTTCTTTTGCAACGACCACTTTGTCGCATTGTTTCTGTCGCAAGCAAACGTACCTAGACACCACGGTCCTACGGGTACTCATACCCAACTCCCTGACCGCAACTTGGCCTCGCTTTTAGCGGGGCTTTTTCTTTGTGCGATTGTGTCGCAGTGTACTGATTGATCTGATTTTGAAACCGCGCCGTACCAACAGGTACAATGTTTTCCTTAGCATTGTATTTTCCTCGAGGGTGAGGCTCCCTGTTTTTTGTTGGCTACGAAACTACTACCGCTTCACCCTCACCTGAACTTTCAATCGGCACTGTTGCACCTTGGATCATAAGATCATCGCCACCAGGCAGGGGTTCCAAGCCTTCTTTTGCGCGAACCTCATTTGGCGTTTTGATACCGTTCTGGATCGCAGTTGCGTGGGCTTCCATGCGGGTTTTCAGATCACCACGGAGCAAGCTATCGACGTTAAACCGAACTTCAAAATCACTATCGCGACCAAACAGTTTAAGGTTCATTTCCTGCTCTGACTGTTCGATCCAACGGCGCAATGTGTGCTTCACAAAGTGCAAGTCTTGCTGCTCTGTGTTTGAATATGTGCCGTCCGACAAATCCTGCAGGAATACTGGCGGCAATGAATAGATACGCGCGATTTGCTCGATGCAGAATTGTTGAAGTTCCAACAATTGCATTTGCTCTGGCGAGAACCCAACCGACCGCAACTCATGGCCAGCAGGTAGAGCCATCACAGGACGCCCTTCCCTTGCAAGCCTTGCCGTGGTCGCCGCAATGTCTTCTGACGCTCTCTGAGCCGCCGCGCCGCTCTGGAATGGTCCTTGTAGTACGGCAGGTGGAATACCACCCGATTGAAACGCTTTCGACCCATAACGCGCTGCTGCAATCGCCAATCCGATGATGTCCTTGTTCGTCATCACAGGACCACGGATGTCGATCTGATTGTGCTTCAGCATGAAGGTTAGATCGATGACCTCAGATGCCTGATACACGCGGCTTTTGCTGCGATACGTCTTTGTTGGAAATTCTGCTGTAACCTGCTCCTGCACGTGCAAGTCTGCGGGGTCTAGCGGCACCAAATCAGTAACATCACCACGGCCATTACGCAGTATAAGAGTAACTGATCGTCCACCTGTCAGCACCTGCTCATACGAATACTTTCGCCATTGAAATGACGATGTTGTCGGATTGATCGCACGGTTTAGCCAAGCACCGATGCCATCTGTGACACGCTCATTTCCGCGGTACACTTCCAGCGGTAAGCTGGCCAATGTGCCAGAGATAAAGTTGACCGCCGCCCAGACCGCAGGCACACCCAGCGCATTGTCGATATTGACGGTCACACCAGCCGTAGATTGGAAATCGCCCCAACCCATAATGTGCAGAAAGTTTTCAGCAGATACAGGCACAGTTGGGTTTTCGAGTGACCTCACCTCAGCTTTTTTAAAGTTGTCAAACAGACCCATGGTATGGTTTCCTCTACGTCAGGGAGTTTGAAAATGAATAAACGGCGCGTAATGCAACTGCGAAAGCAGCTTGCAAAAGAGTTCAATGATGAAACTGGTTTGTCACCTGAGCACCGTCACGAATGGGAGCAATGGCTCAAGCAAAATGGCCACTGGCCTGTGATCCCCAATAAAAAACAAACAACTGCGCAACCATTCTGTGTTCGTGTTGAAGACAGGATCGACAAAACCGAAAGCCGTGGCGACTAACTTGCGCACCATTTTTCATATCGTAATTTGGCCCATTTTAATCTCGGTCGCGTTACTAGCGTTAGAGGGCAAGCTGATTGGGACTTGGCACTACGACGATTTTGTTGGACCAGCGCACACCTTATGGTTTTTGGGAATGTGGCTGCTCGGCATTGTGCCCTTTTTAATCATCGTACTGGTAGCGTATCTCTTTAAACGTTTTCTCAAACAGCCAACTTAAAATCTGGCTCATACGACGGTGAAGTGAGTTCGGCTTGTCATGCTGTCAAATAGCCGCACGGTATTTATTTTATTGCCCGCGAACCTAACTAATTTCTATGACGCGGATTTTATCAAATCGAAAACTCCAGCGCATAGTATTAGCAAGTTTAATTTTAATTCCTGAGCTACCACTGCTCGTTTGGTATTTGACCACGCAATATTGATGGGGCCGTTAAACTACTAACCTGAAGTCTGGATCATCCCATGGCGAAGACGGCTGAGTTAAGTCGTCTAAACTCATGCACCCCAACGCCATCGCTAGAGCAACCAGTCCGTCGATCTTTGAGTAACTTTTAGCCTTGTGCAGTTTTCTATTTCCAGCAGGGTCTGATTGCACCACCGCACCTGCTGCGCACATGTTCAGAATTGGGTTAGCACCGTGGCACAGCTTGCGCTCTGCAACCAGGCGTTCGAGTTTATCAACCGCAGGAGACATGTCGCGAAACCCTTGCCCAAAAGGCTGCATGGGTATCTGCGCGCCGATATTGTCCAGCTCACGTGTGAAGTCATTGATGCGCCAGCGGTCATACGCCAGCAATTGTAAGTCGTAAGTTTCGCTTAGCTCAGCAACTGTCTGTGCGACGACGGCTGGCTGTATGACTGGCCCGTCTATTGTCGTCAGGTATCCTTGGTCGGCCCAGAGATCATAGGGAGTTTTCTCTGCTTGGGATTTATCGCGCAGCCCGTCTGAAGGGAGAAAGAAATGGGGCAGCACGTGGTATCTGTCGGCTTTAGGGAACACGAGAACGAGAGCGGTTAAATCGCGGCTCGCCGACAGGTCCAATCCAGCAAAGCAATGATCTCCAGGCACGACTTCGGGCGAGGCATTGTTCGCTTCCCATTCGGCCCGTGAAAGGAAAGGCGACTGCGCCTCGATCCGTTGATTGAGATACAACCAGCGGAATGAGTTAGCTTTGGCAGGCAGACGTTCTGCTTGCTTGGCAAAATCTTCAATATCAGTAAGCGATCTAAACTGGGCCATTGCAGGGTTAGCCGCCGCCCAGGCTTTTCGATCTGTGATCTCGCAATCTTTCGGTGCGGTATAAAGGTGCGACACAATACGAGGATCAGCAGAGTTCGCAGCATCATCCAACCACAGCGAGAACAAGTCACCGTCCGTGGCGGCTTGGGTGCTGATGGCGATCAAAAGAGGATGCAAATGAGCGCCTTGCGCCGTCTCGATAGCCTCCACGAACGGATCGTGAGGACCACGCACCTGCCCGACTTCGTCGAGCACAGCTAGGGTAGGTGATAGCCCGTGCGCGGTCCCCGCTTCAGCAGAGATCGCTTTGTACTCAACATTACAGGGCAAACCGACCAACGACTTTTGGCTTGGTACAATGCGCACAATTTTTGTCAGTTCATCCGACAGTCTGACCATCTTTTCAGCAAGTTTGAAAACAAGTGACGCCTGATCGCGTGATCGTGCACCACTTATAATTTGACTGTTCTGCTTCGCCTCTGGCCCAACCAAATGCGCCAAGACAATTGCAGCGATGAGTGCGGACTTACCGTTTTTCCGAGCCACCGACAAATATGCGCGGGACGTCCCTGCTGGGTTGTCATAAACATCCAGAACAAACTTACGCTGGAAGTCTAACAGCTTTATCGGCTGGCCAACTTTGCTACCCTCTGGGATCAGGCAGTAGCGCTCGATGAACTGACAAACCTTTTCTCCGCGTGTCGTCATTTGGTGATTTTTTCTTGTTGTGATACCCCCTGCCCACCAACATGAAGGAATTAAAAATGCCTAAGCGTTCAGAAGAACAACGAGTGGGCAGCGTTGTGATTTATTTTTGTATCGCAGTTACAGTTGTAATTTCGCTGTATGTGACATTCATCGCGGTTTAGCCAGGTTGTACACAAAAGTATTTATTTGACACTTTTTGATACAATCCTACCTCGATTGTATGCGACAGTTTTACACACATAGTGACTACACCGACGCTTTATTGGACATTGCCGTCAAACGCGGAGCAGCAGACCGTATTGCGGCTTACGAGTATTGCATGGAAAAAAAGTGGTTATGTGGATACGGCCGAGTAACAAATAAAGGCTTCCACAAGGTGACTGCGAATTTCTATAAAGATACTACTGCGGTCGAGCAATAAGATCGTCTGCTCCGACCTTTGCAATTGCTGAACGTGCTTTCGTTTCTAGCTTTGCAAAGCCATTGAGTGTTCGGGGATCGGAAGCAGTTTGGTTGAGGGACATGCTGCGGATCACGGCAAGCTGCCTGCGTTCAAGTGTATCAATGACCGATAACAGCGGATTTGGGATTGGTGTCCCACGCTTGTTTTCAACCATCATTCCAACTTCGTCTAACTCTGCTTGAGCGTTGCGAATATCCGCTTCCATGCGCACTATTTTAGCCAGCAAGATCAGGTCCATGTCACGCCAATCTTCGCGTGCGCGGGCGCGTGAAAACTGGTGCCAGATTGTACGCTCTAAATCTGATCGCAGTTCGATCCCACCTGGTAGCGGCACATCAGACATCACACCTGCGAAGCCTTGAACGGCTGCTGTCGTGCTTGATTTGTCTGTTCTACGTTTCTGCGACATAGGTAACTGGGTCCGATTTTTACTGTTGAAATATTGGGCAGATATTGACAAGAACCGCACAAAATTAACGCAAAACCTTCACTAAAACTTAACAAAGCACGTTTATCTTTGACCAAGCGGTAAAATTTAATTGACCCTAGGGAAGCCAACACAAGGAGAACGTTATGTCAGAGTATGATCCCGATTTTATCGGGCCTATCAGGGCACCCGACTATCTGCCCCTTGAATTTCAAATTATCTTCATACGCTCTGTGCTGAAGAATTGGATGCAACCAGAAAAAGAACACTTTGCGTTTCGCGATGATGTGCGTTTCTAACTAAAATTTCCGTAAACGCACAAAAAGACGACTGGGGACGCCGGTAACCGTGTTAACGACTTTTGTCTTCGACCCACCCCCCGTAACATGCCCAGATTTTGAACAAATTTTTATTCACCTTGTTCACAGTTTGAACACTGTTGAGTGTTATCACTATTCACCCTTTGACTTATTGTTGAATGCCTCTAGGGGTTACGATGCGGTGGTTAAATAACTCCCTTATTTTTCATTGTTATGACCTCCCAGGTCACAATCACCGCTGTACATTTGGTTTACACCAAACGGGAGCTGCTGTTTCTCCGACTTTCATACTGCGGCAGCTCCCACTCAATCTTAACCGTCGTCGGAAGGATAAGTGGAATGGCAATGCAAAAAATTATAGATGACGCTGCCTCGGCTAACGATGTGTGCTCGTGGCTCGTAAAATATGTAAAAGCCAAGCATAATTTACCTAATTACGATAAAGCAGTTACGTTTACTAAGTCTCTAAATTACATTGATCACAATGCTGATGTCACAGAGACAGGGCGATTACTATTTGAATTTGGCCAGTTCAACGGAGACCACCTGTCAAAAAAACCAAAATCATTTTGAATATACAACGCACCCACGGACTTATAATTTTATGCTAGGGTGCATAGGGTCAACAGGCCAACCATCGTTCCTGCTAGTGTGCTCACAACCCAATGTCCCGATCTATTGGATGTCACCGTCGTGCCACGTACACATTGAAGTTGACACAGGTGCGACAATATGTCAGTTTTTGTTTACACTTGGTTTTTGTCGTATTCCTCTCGAATGCAAGACTACATTCCTATTTTTCCAAGTGTAACTGATGGCCGTGGATGAAACTTCAAAGACCCTAAACTACGCCACGGTCATCAACTTTAGCAATGCTGTGAATACTTGGCTATCGGTTGCGTCGGTATTTACAGGACAGTTGCGGGTGCTACTACTACACACAAAATCGTACGCACCCGCAGCTTCAAAAGAGTATTTAATTTCCATGCTGTCGATCTACCACCTTGACGCATTCTCCTGAAAAATGTAGCGCAACCGCCGTTACAGAAACGCTGGGGGGCGATTATGGAAACGGGGCAACAAACGGTCACTCGGAAAATGACTTTTTCTGAGTTCAGCGAAAGCTGTCGCGCAAACTTCATTGACACAAAGCATGGTACGTTGAACCACGAGGGCAACCCTTTGATGGATAATACCAAGGTGCAACAGCAACTTAAGTTACACCAGGATGCTTTGGATCGATAGGCCAGCCATCATTTCCAATTGTGCGGTCATAACCCAGTGCCTCAGTCGATTGGATGTCACCGCTGTGACACGTCCAGCAAACTGATTGCAGATTGTTTAAATCAAAGAACAGCTTAAGGTCGCCTTTGTGCGCTTTAAGGTGGTGCACCACTGCGCTACGCGGGTGATCCCTCCCCGCCTGCAGGTGTGCACCGCAGCCGCTGTGTTGGCATCTGTATTCGTCCCGTGTAAGTGCCTGTCGGCGAAGCGTTTGCCAATGCTTCGAGCTGTAGAGCGTGCGATATGTCTGTGCTTCTTCGCTGCGATTTACAACTGATTGTATTTTAGCCATTACCTAATGTTATCTGCTCGCTTTTTGTGCAGCTAAATAGCCTGCACAAAGTATACTTATGTATTCGTTGACTATAGCGATTGTCCCTACATTTCATGGGCTATGACACAGAAAATTTGCTATACTTGCGAAGCTGTATGTAACTCTTTGAGTGACGACTGCCCGAGTTGTGGAACATCGCTAAGCTCCAAAACTCAAGGCAGTTTCAACCCTATGCCGTTCATCGCCGCCGTCTGCGCTTCATTTCTTATGATTGGCGTTATGATTGGGGCTGCTGCATAACCTAGCGACTACGCAAGTGACCAAACTAAATCTTATTAATAAGCATTGGCTGCATGTCCAATGCTCCAATTGTCGTCACGATAATAACCTACCTGTGCAGCAGTTTCTCGACCGTAGCATTAACGATATTCAGCAGATCAAAGCTAAGTCACGCTGTTCGCACTGTGGCCATCGGGGCGAACCAGAGATCGTGATTTACTTCAGAAACTCTCAAGACGTCGAAAGAGAAAAAGCCCCACCCGAAGGCGAGGCAGGTGAAAAGTGAGGCAAATCGTTCGCGTGTGGCGCGAAAAACGGGGAGTAAGCCGCGCCACACACTTCAAGACAGCGCACACGAAACACGCTGTTTGTTTCAACAAAACCTTTGGAGAACAGGAGATCGGGACGCAATCTTCCCAATCATGTGGATAGTCTCAGGATCGTCTCACGTTTTATCAATACT